TTAATAATTTATTAACAAGGGAAGAAATGTTTATTGATCTGTCTTTAAAGTATTTTGGTAAATCAGGATCAACTGATACACCAATTTTTACTTTTTTTTCATGATCTTCAATTTTTTTTCTTCCCATATATATTAATAAATATCTATAAAAGTAGAATTATTATAATTTATATTTAGTTTTCTTCTTTTTCTTCCTTCAAGTCAAAATCACCATCAACACCTATAATATCTTTCCAATAGTCGGCGTATTCTTTTTTATACTTTTCTATGTTTGTTTTTTCCTCGGCAGTATCTTTTCCCGCGATAAAACCGTGTGGTGTAACAATTATCCTACCGTCATCATATCCAAGACCATTTATATGATTTTTCATAACCGAAACTTTTGTTCTTGCCGCAAATTTAATAGTTCTTTTATCTTTGGTTGCGGTAATTTTTGTAGTTCCAGAATCTTTTTGATTTCCAAATAAAAAAACTAAAGATGAATTTAACCATATCGCCTCACCACCCTTGCTTTTAATTTTTGGTTGCCCAAATGGGTTGTCTGGAAGTTGGACCCATGGTTGATTAACAATTATTAAGGTATTTTCATATTTAGAATCCGCTTTACGAGATCCTGAAATCCTTTGGTTAATACCCATTCCAATTTTGTCTGCCAAAGCACTTGCATTATGTTGTTTTCCACCCTTTCCTTCATAAGTCATTTTACATGGAACTGATCCAACTGAATCCCACATTATACAAAGTGAATAATCTAACTCACCTTTTTCTTGTGCGTCTAATAGTTCATTTATGTAATCTGTAATTTGTTCGATGTATTCAAAATTATTATTGAATAAAAAGAAACCGTCCCATGTCAATTCACCTGTTTCAGTATCAACCACTTCTTCACATTCAAACCCCATAAGTTTGGCGTGTTCAAAAGACCATTTCTGTTCTGTAATAATAAACACGGGCAAAATACCTTTCTTTTGGGCGTCTACAGCGGTTTTAACAAGTGCTGTAGTTTTTCCTGTATCTGAGTGACCTAAATACATGTTAAGGTGTCCAATTGCAGGTCCAGGGAGTCCAACCGCATCTAAAAAGTCAGATCCAAGATCAAAAAATCTTTGTGGTTTGTATTTAGCGTCGGAAGAGAATTTCTTCTTAATTGAGCTAAAATCATTTTTTTTAAGAGCCATTATAGTTCAATAATTTGGAAATTGTTAATTGTATCTAACTTATCTTTTGCGTTTGTAAGTTGTTCTACTAAGTTGTCCATTTCTTCTGTGTGTTGGGGGTGTTCTCCGATCCCTACTGAACTTGTGAAATAAACATAAAGTCGTGCTTCTGCGTCTGCGATTTCTGCCTCATATTTTTTTACGAGGGCTTCTTTTAGTTTTTCTGCAATAAACCTGTTCATATTTTTTTATTTAAAAGATAAATGAAAAAGGGCACTTTGTCTATAAAAAGTGCCCCATTTTTTTGTATAATTAAAACGGTAGATTTTCGTCGATTTCGTCGTTTGACTGTGGGTCATTTACCTCGTTAATTGATTTTGAGGTTGACTTTCCACCCAAAGAAACTTCTGCGGTTTCATCATTCGAATAAACATACCCACCTTTTTCAGAATCCCAACGTGGAGTTTCTCCTCTTGCGATTGCTTCAAGATATTCAACAGGTTTTTTAGAATACACATCTTCCCATGTCATTTTGTCCTCAACCCATTCTTTACCTTGAGTTTCGTCTTTTGAAATTGGTGATGGATCGTCATACATTACCGTTTGAATTACCGTATATGCCGCGCCTTTTGGAGTTTTTGCTTTGGTTAATTCTAAAATAAGATCTCGTCCATTGTCAGAATCTGTAATATCACCTTTTGCCTTCCAAATTGGAATAATTTTATCAAGGATTCCTTCTTGTTTATAATTGTGTTTGAAACGCCAGAATTTTACTCCGTCTTGTTCGTTGTCACGATCAATAACTTTAACAATATAAAACTTACGAGCTTTGTATTGTTTTGCAAGTTCTTTGTCAGACTCTCTTCCTGTTGACATAAGTTCTTCATAAACCTCATTTAAAGGGGAACGCTCATTGTCATTTTTTGCTGGGTCATAAAATTTTTGCCATTTTCCATCTACTTGAACTTCGTGGAACCATACTTCTTTGAACGGTGAAGATCCGTCGGACGTTGGTAAGATTCTTAGTTTTCTTTGCCCTTGTTTTTCGTTGTCTTTCAAAAGAGCCGCGAAGTATTTCTTCATTCGGTCTTCAGAAGACATTTTTGATGTAGTGTTAGAACTACTTTGAGATTTCTCATACTGTTGTAAAACTGCGTCTAATGAATTTGTCGCCATTGTGTAATTAAAAATTAAAGGTTTATATATGTTAAAAGTATAATTGTATAAAAAGGTTTTGTCAAATAGTATTGTAAAAAAATTAAGGTCGAAATTATCGACCTTAATTTTTATGAATTAAATTTGTTTAATAAAATATCGTCTTCATCTTCCATTGGTTCGTTGAATGAATTTTCAATTTCAGACGGACTAAAGTTTTCCACTTCGTCTTGTGTTAGGACATACTCATTTTTTCCTGTTTTTTCCATTTCCTCTTTTTTATCATTAAAAAAATCTGCCAAGTTTTGTTTAAAAGGTCCTGAATCTAAGCTTCTAAGAGCTAGTTTTTCTTGTGGTGTTTTTGGTCTAAACTTATCTACTTTATTTTCTAATGAATCAATTTTTGAGACCAAGGAGTCCATTTCCGCAAGTTTCTCTTCCATTTTTTTTATTTGGTCAAAAAGATTTGTAAAATATTCTTCTTGTTTATCGGCCATAGTTTTTTGTGTATCAACCAAATCCGTAATATCTAATTCTTCCGTCCCACCTTCTTCTCCTTCTTCTTCATCAGGATCAACAAGTTCAACATCAGGATCCGCCTCAGGTCCTCCTGCTGGTTCTTCTCCTGTCGGAGGTGGTGGAGGTGGTGCTCCCGCTGCTGCCGGATCTGCTGGTGGTGCTCCCGCGGCAGCCGGATCTGCTGGTGGTGCTCCTGCCGCTGCCGGATCTGCCGGTGGTGGGGGTGGTGCTTGTTCGTTAATATATCTATTTATAGAATTGTATCTTGCAATTTCTTCTAATATTCTATCATCTATTCCCATCTCTATCCGTTTAATAATGTTTTTATACCTGATGTGGTTTCTACTTGAATTTTTTTGAATGTTTTCATGGTATTATCTACTCGTTCGATAAGACCGTCTTTCATTCTAAGGGTGTAGCAATCACCTGTGTCAAGATCACATACTTGTTTGGTTCCGTCACCCATGTCTTTTTCAGACACCCTTGTATTTTTTCCAAGGTAATTGTCTAATAAAATTTTTGTGCTCATAGTTTTTTATTTATAAATATCATGTATTCCATAAAATCTCAAATTTATTATAAGCTTGTCCAATTTCTTGTCTTAATTTATTAAGTTGATTTGCGTCTTCGGTGATTTTCGTATAAACATCAGGATTCTGGTTAATAGGAAAACTTAAAACATACCTTTTAGCAAGTGCGTTTACATACGCAATTTTAGGATCGTTTGGAGTTTCATTTATTAATGTGTTAAAATCTTCATTTAAAAGAACGACAACACCTGACACTCTATTTACCACAAACTCAACAAAATCTCTAATTGTTCTAAAACTTACAATTGGAATATTGTTATCATTTCCTCTTGATACACAAAAATATTTTCTATTTATAAATTCAAAAAATGAATCACCATATACTTCCTGTAAATTAATTGTGCTGTAATTGTTTTCAAAAGCATTTAGTTGAGATCCGTTTGAATTTCCTGAGTCAGCAAATGCAAAAGTAAATGTCATGGACGCAATACTGATTGCGGTGTCTCCAGTTATGTCATAATTTTTAGAAATTAAAACTGCCCTTATTAAACTTACAAAATCTTTAGCTGATACTGAAGTTGCTTGTGGAATTTCGACGGCGGTAAATCCGTTATATCTACTATTCAATTGATTTGCACAATCTTGATTTTTAGTTAAAGTATCTTCGGTTCCCAAGTTTGAAATGATGTTTGCCGCTTGGAATATTACATTGGTAGAATCGGCTTTAGTTTTTTCTTCGTTTTCAACAATTTTAGATTGTAATTTACTTAATATTTCTATGTTTAAAGTCTGTAAAAAATTATCAACAGATGGTAAACTATAGAATGGTTGTCTTGTTCCTGAAAAAGTTGTTTGGAAATCTCCTTCTGTAATTGTATGTTCCACACTTGTAATCATATATGGTCCTGAGAACATGGGGATATTTCTTATATTAAAATACATCATCGGTTGTATTAAGGCGCACCCCATCATATCAACCGAACAACCATAACTTCTATTTTTATATAAGTTATATAATGAAACCGATTGTGTTGTGCTTCTTCTGTTTCTATCAATATTCGCCATTTGATTTAACATTTCCAAAGATTCTGAAGTTGGTTTTCCTGGATCTTGTGACACATTAAA